GGCACGATAGTTTGACTCAGAGGAGAGGATGTCCTATCGTCCTCTTCGTCGCACAAGCGACAGCGTTACACAGAAGGAGCAAGAACTATGGCAGCGGTGCAATGGGAAACCGGCGATCGAGTCGAAGCATTCTTCGACGGATCACCCTACGCGGGGACGGTGAGGGGCAAGGGCAAAGGCAAACGAGTCAAAGTCCAGTTCGACGACGGCGACGAAATGGACCTTCTGCCAAACGAACTCGTTGCCGTCGTCGACGAAGATGACGAAGCCGACGAGGCCCGTGGCTTCACTCAGTACGCGGTTCACTGGGACGAAGACCACATCAACTTCAACGCCACAGTAGAAGACGGCATGGGCAATACTGCTGAATTCTACGGGCACTGGCGAAGGACGACTTTCCAAAATCGAATACAGGGGTTCGCCATCGACATGTGGTGCCGCTTCGGTGGTTACCCCTACTCCGTCGAGTCATGCTTGTACGTGGACGATCCCCGTGAGAAGCCCGCTTCGATGAACGCGGACATCTGCGCGATGATCAATCGCTTCCTCCACCAACGTCTCGACGATTCGGCGATGACGCTCGATGATCTGCGGAAGAAGGCCGACCAACCCATTCTGGAACTCGACAGCCTGGCCGAACTCGACATGTTGATCCAGAAGCTCAGAGAGTTCCGCGCCCTCGGTGTCAGGACGGGTGGTACGAGGTGCGAAACCCTCGTCTGCTACGATGCCGAAGACGAGCGCACTCCGAAAATCGGACTCCGGCTCAACTTCACGACGTCTCTCGCGCTCGCGGGCGGCGTTTCTGGGGAAGAGCCGATCACCGCCCCCACTGCACAAGAAAGCAAAGGCAAGCGCACTGGACGACGCGCGAAGACGTCCACCAAGAAGTCTGGGCGGAAGCCGCGTGCGGACAAGCCCACTGGGACCATCGACGAGTTGCTGGCGGCGCTCAAGTCATCGAACGACGCCGGCGAGAAGCGCCGTATCCGTGCAGCGCTCCGCGCCGCGGGGCACACGGGCGGGCTCAAGAGGTAAAGGAGTAGCGACGAATGATCACTGGCAAGTACGACAAGAAGGCAGGCAAGATCTCTTTCACTCTCGACGTCGAAGAAGCGGGCAAGAAGTCGAAGTCCGGGAAGAACTTCGTCATCGCCAGCACGGGAGGCAACGTCGTCATCCAGGTCGACGGCCTGGGCGCTCTCTCCGTCGGGATCAACGCCTTCTCCAAGGAGGATCTCCTCGGCGAGAAGTGATGGCGGCTCGTCTCTCGTGTATACTCGCACGCGAGCGACGAGATGCCAATTCCCGACGCTTGGTTGGGCCCCCGATTGCCGTAACAGTCGGGGGCTTTTTTATGGCGTCTCAGGATCGTCCCTAAGCGATTTTCGGGACGACAGGGGGGAATCCTCACATATTAGCGGGAATCGCAACTGGGAGCGATTTAGGATGCCTCTCGACGACGATGAGTTGACGTCTCACTTCGAGGGGTCTGAGATCTCTTTTGAAGCTCTCATTCGCCGATCGCGGGGCTTTCTCGCGGCTTGTCTCTGGGGGGCAGTCAAGTCACCCAAGTCAGTGAGAAGTTGGTTGAAGCTGTCCCGATCAGCGGCATCGCGAGAGAGAGCTTCCAGGACGTGGTCGTCGGTGGGCTCGTCGTCTCTTGCAACGAAGAGTTTCTGGTCCACCCGATCGTAGAATGCCAGGTCGTCACCCTTTTGCCAGAGTTGAACTCTGAGGTTACTACCTCCATCGCTCAACATGCTCCAGCCATTCGACGTCAATTCTGATCGAGTAGGCATCAGAGAATCTCCATCAGAGTGCCGAGGAACTTCACGTAGTGGTTTGCAGACGCGAGGGACCCGGGCGAACTCGAACCGTTCTTCCAACCCACGACCTTGATTCTCTCATCGGTCAGAGTGATCAACGGGTTTTCGATTGTACCTCTCTGACGATCATAGACCATTGTCTCAGTGCTGTTAGCGGTGTGAGTCGATGCGGTCATCAAATGATCCCCGCCGGTAGCATCGAGATAGGGTTGGACTGAGTAAGTGCCCGACGCTGCATTGCCACTCTTCCAGGCAATAAAGCAAGCGGTGACCAGGACCTTCTCCGTTGCTGCGATCAGGTCACCGAGGGTTGTCGTCGTAGAATCGTAGATGCCGTTTCGAACCGAGTTGACGGCAGTCGCATTCGAGTTGCGAAACCACATCGACCAGGGCGAGATCTCAGCCAACCAGTCAGTGCCGTCGAAGAGGATGAAGGTCTCTTTGTCCATCGAATAGAGACGGTCACCAGCAGCCGGAGCCTTGTCGATCCACGAGCCACCACGATAGACAGTGACGTGATCAGCAGTCTTGCCAGCCCAGCCACCAGAAGGTGAGTCACCAACAATGTGGACATCACCTTCGACAGGAGACACCGGCGGGGTGTTCTGCTTTGCGTTGGTCTTGAGTGCCAGCTCAGCCATGGTCAGACCTTTCCGTATTCGATTCGGACATCGCAGACGATGTCACTTGCATTCCAGTTCGTGTTCATCGAGATCACAGTGGAGGTGATGAACATGTCGACTTCGAAGAGGCCGGCACTAAGGATCCAAGACGGATTGCCGTGGATCACATCGTTGGCATCGTCGACGGCAGAGATGTCCCATCGACCGAACTTGCTGAAGTCGATCGTGGTGATTCCGTGAGCAACAGTCTTGGTGGTGGCATTCGGCATAGCTCCGAAGTTCACCGTCTTCGAGTAGATCTTATTGCCCGCTCGATCGTACTTGCCCGTCCAGTGTTCTGTCGTTGACCAGCGGTCTTGTACGGGATGCCATTCATCTTCGACGGGTGAGAAGTTGATCATCTCCTTGGCGTTTCGATCGAACGCGGAGACAGCGATGTTGAGCCCAGTCGAATACGGGTCGAAGAAGAACCAGCCTTGGAGATAGAAGGCAATCTTGTTCGCTTGACCCGCCCAAACTCCAGTCGGACTCGCGCCCGTGACCCAAGACTGGCCATCACTCGGAGACACAGGCGGAGTGTTGAGCGCGAATTGTTCGATGGTAAGACTGCCCATGAACGCTTCCATCTTCTGGATGAATGCGTTAATGGTCACCTCCGCGCTGTCCTGAGACTCGGTAAGAAGTGCGAGCCCGAACTTTGCTGAATTGGGCATAGTCTAAGTTCCTGACACTTGTGATGTCGTCGGAGCATTGCCCCGTCCGATCGTAGCGTTCATCTGGAACACGCTCCAATCGAAGGGCGATACTCCAGCGGTCAACCCATCCGCTGTTTGCATTGCAGCGGTGTATACGAATGACTGAGCACCCGTCACAGTCTCAGTCCGAAGGACAGTCGATGTTCCCGCGGTGTAGATCTCTACTTCATAGATCTCTGTAGGCTCTACGAGAGGACAAGCCTCAGGGCCCAAGATCTTGCAAACTGCACGACTCCTCCGATTCCAGCTCAGAGTCACATCGTCAGTAGACGGAACCTCCCGTTCCGCTGCAAGATGAGAAGGCGCGAAAGGCGTTGTCGATTTGCCTGCGATAGTGATCGACTGTGAGTCGTAGTCTGCCTCGTTGCCGCCCGATGGGACCATCTTCGTGTGGAACGTCGTCCCAATCCGAGAGACGTTCAAAGCCTTACTGATCAGTCCACCACCGTTGAGATGGACGACTCTCTCGCCAGCAGTATGGCCCGTAATCGGTGTGTCTCGAAGACCCCGAATCAGCTTGTCGAGTCTCCATTGGTTCTCACCAACCAGTGTCACGTTCTGGAAGCCGATGATCTCATCGCCAATGAGAAGTCGATTCTGGCCATTGAGGACTTCAAGCTCGGTCTTGCTTTCGAGCACCCCGTGGAACATGTCAACAATGACGGTATTGATCTCGTCCCAGAACCCAACCGTCGCACTTCCGCTCAGAGCATCGACGGCAAAACCAATGTTGGCTTCTCTGGGCAACGTGTCGAAGAGAAAGAAGTCAATGTCATCGGAGGACTCGAAGATCGATGCACCGCCCCAGAAGATATTCGGATCTTGGACAACTCCACCTCCGATGACGACTGGCACTCCGACCTGAGTCGTGACCGAGTCATCGATCGGCGGAATATCAATCACCTGATGACTTGTTGCCGGAGGTATGAAGATCGTCGGGTCAGCTTGGACTGGGCTTTCAGCTTGAGCTGGTTGAATAAGAGCCGACTTGAGTTCGACGGTGCACTCGAATCGGATGATGAACTCGTCGGATCTGTCGATCTTGTGAACGAGTAAGAACCAGGTAATCCCACTCAAGGTAAATCTGAGGACATCGTTCTTCTGGACGTGGACGTATCTGACACCGAGCTGGAGAAAGATCCTTTGACGAGAATTGACGGCAGTCCACAGAACACGCTTCGCGATCGATCGAGCTTCCGCACCGCCGCCGTTCAATACCAGTGGAAGGTTCAGGGTCTGGACGGCATCGATGTCGAAGATTCGCCGACGTTCTCTCTGGTTGCCCCTCTGGTCATCCAGTTCGTTGTCGAGGTATGAGACGTTGACTTCGCTCGGCAAACGAATCGATTCGATGGGCTCGATGGCAATATCGCGTGGAGTCTCTTCGCCCTCGAGATGAGAAGCAAGATCTTCAACGGCCACATCGATGATAGTGGCATTGCGACGTTCGAAGAATCTCAATCCACCGCTGGACGTGTGCTGCTCGATGACATCGAATGCAGTGGACAGGGGCTGTAGAGATTTGGTAGTCGCTTCGGGACCTGCAATCGAATAGCCATCGACGGTCAAGTCTGAAAGGTCGGTGACATCGTAGTCACTTGCAGAGAGGCCTCCACGCTGCAACAAAGAAGCGAACGCCGTGGAGACAGCGCTGGAGCCCGCGCTCGCAAGGAAGTTCAGTTGAGGAATACGGTTTCCGTGTTGCCGAAGAGAAAGCTCCTCGATCGAAGCATAAGCAAGTCCGCGGAATCCGGGGACATTGCCTGCACCCTCGAAAGACTCGATCAAAGGATCGGCTGCCTGAGTGTCAGTTCCCAGATAGATGGTGATGTCCTTCATATCGGCAGTGGTAAAGTCGGGGAAGTCCTGGAACAGAGTGACACTCTGACCAGCCGCTTCATCTACTGCCGCACCGTTATCAATACGGACTCGGCTCGTCCCAGTCGCCGCATTGAAGCTCGACGAAATGACATCGAATGTGCCGTTGTTTGCACCGTTGCTAAAACCGGACACATCGATCGTCAATCCTGCTTTGAAGACTGAGAGATCTGGCCCACCGTTCGGGGACTTGAGGTCGGTTATATTACCGCTGATCTTGTCGCATTCGATCTGGTTACTCGACACGTTTTGGTCTACACCAGACTCATAGATCTTCTTGCCTTCGGCAATGATCTTATCGAGGCTGGTGATCTGCTGACGTCCGGCAAATGCGATGGCAACCGATACGAAGTAATTGTACCCGATCGTCTGACTGCCGCCTCCTCCGCCTTTGCCACCCCCTCCGCTGGTCTCTTCGACCTCGATCAGGTCAGAGACCCAGATGATAGTTCCTGCCACCCGATTGTTCGGGCCGACAAGGAAGTTCATCGGGGCACCTTCTTCGGCGTTCTGGATTCTCAGTTCGTTGAGCCGTGGGCCTTCGATGTCGGGCTGAGGGAAGAGAGCAGGCAAAAGGAACTGCTGGTCGATGTACGCACCGAGAGCCGTCAGAACGAACTGGGCACCAGGGATCGGGATGATGCTCCCGACTACGGTTCCAACTACTGTTGCCATTCGACTGGATACTCCCAGACGCTATGGAGCTTTGCGAGCCACTTATGGTTGATCTCGTGCTCCACCACTTTTCTCACGCCCGCGTGCGTATGCACCATGCGCGTAGGCGACACAGCCACGGCGACATGCTGAGGGTTGTCTTTCTTGAACTCGAAGACGAGGATCCGACCCTCGATGATCTCCAAGTCTTCACATCGTACAAGCCCGGCTGTTTCCAAGCGGTCAATGAGAATGCCAGTGGGCTTTGTCTTATAGCAGGTGTCGTCTTTGTGCGGTATTTCCAACTGGCGAGCCGTGCATGTGATGACGCCAATACAGTCGATCCCAATCCCAGGAAGTCGTCCTTGGTGGACGTACTTGGTTTCGAGTAGTGACCGCACATAACGGACAACGTCATCTCTGTGGAGTTTGGAGGACACGGTCGTTCCCGGGCATGAATGGTTGCCCGCCATAGTTGGGGATGTTCGAGAATTTGTTTATACAGGTAGTCCTGAGCTTGTTGCACCCCGCGATAATGGTGAAGGTGTCGTTCGCATTGACCACGAACGGAAATGGAACCTGGAGTTCGATCCGACGATCGAGCTGGGTATAGATCTTGATGTCACGCTTTAGACCGTTGTTTGCACCAGAGGTCATCTCGACCTCACCCTCATCAAAAAACCCGTCAGCGAATGTGCCGCTCAGATCGATAGGGTCAGCAAGAATGATGCGGCGCTTTTCACCGTCAACCATTCCCAAGACGTCAACGGCAGTAGTGGTAAACGAAGAGAGGTTCACCTTGCAGTCTGAATCACCAAGGTCGTAGAGACAGTTCCGAGCAAAGACATCACCAACACGTTGCCGCAAGAATCGAGAGACATCGGTCAGGCTTGCTTGCCACTCTTCACCGTTGAATTTCAAACCAGCGATCCAGAACTTGAGGGTCTGGATTGCACCGGCGAATGGAACTCTCCAATCGAAGAGATGCTCCAACACCACTGACTCTTCGTATCGTCCAGCTATCAGATCAGCTTCGGTAATGTGGTCTGAATTGATGACCCCGTTGAACTGAACCTCTGATTCCTTGAGGGCATCTTCTTCGCGGCGAGCACTGACGTTGAATCCGCCTACAGGAGTGTAGTCGTTTCCGGTGTTCCCGATGTCCACGACGTTGCTGTGGTCGGTGAATCGCTTCACTGTCCCGTCGGGACGTGTGATCTGCCAAGCATGCGAGAGCCGAAGCCCTTGCTGGTTGACGATCTCAAGAAGGTTACCCGGATGTGAGTGCATCCCTCGCCTCTGCAATGATAGCCTTGTGACCTCGATCGACGAGCGCGTCGACTTCTTCGCGAGTGGCCGCGGGCACGAAGCTCGGACGGTTCTCGAAATCGTGAATCACGGTCTTTCTACCTGAGTCTTCCTTGATCTCTGAGAGAATCCTCTTCCTTGATGCCGGGGGAAGGGAGGTGATCAGTTCGAAGGTCGATCGATCGAGTCTGCCAGTGGCAACAAGATCCATGGCGATGTCCTGACGAACCTTCGCCTCCCAGTATTCGCTGGAGAGTTGGTCTTCATCGAGTTCACCAAGCTCATCCTTGGCCTTTGTCGCGATGATGAAGATCTGGCAGAACTCTCGGAACATCGTTCGGAAGCTGACCTCATCGGCAAACTTCTTGTGATCGGGCCTCTCGTCCGACATCTTCTCGATGGCGTCGCAAAGGGTCTCGAACCTGGTGAACAGTTCTCGGAGCGCTTGCTTGTACACTCCGTAGAGAGTCGGTTGCCTACCGAGAATGAACCTCTCGACTTGGAAAGCCGAGTGACGGGGGTTGTAGTCTTGCGCAAGGCGATCGAGTTCACGGGTCATAGTGCTACTCCAGTACCCATAGTCTCTGCCTGTGATGCGGGCATCACTCCAATCGAAGCCCAGCTTCCTCCGGCGTTGAACTCATGTGAGGTGTTAGTGGCGGCATCTCCATTGTCAAACCCGCCACAGTAGAAACCATATCCAGACGAGCCGATCATCGAGCCCGCATATCTCTCTGCCGGCAGAGCAGTCTGGACCGTCCACGAGTCGCTGGTCGGGTCGTACAACTCGACGTCGTCGTGGTAAGTTGCATCATCGTCATAGCCACCCCCCGCAAGCACACCCGATCGGTTGTACTTTGCAGAGGCGACGTTGGCTCTTGCAGTCCCCGAGTAGAACGTCAGGTTTTCGTAGGTATCGTCGGTGGGGAAATACTTCGTGCAAGGTTGGGTCAAAGGTAGACCGCAGATCAGGTAGATTCGGTCATTGATCACCGAGGCACTGAACTTGGAGCGCTCGTGCGGAAGGTCTGCGATGTTACTCGACCACGAATCGAGGACAGGGCTGTAGTCTTCGCATACACGAGTCCCTCCCCCAAAGACGATCCCAACGTTCCCTACTGATCCCGCGTCCGCCTGGAAGTGTTCTGTGTTCGCGTCAGTGAGATTGGTCCACGTGTCTGTTGACGGGGGGTCGTATCGCTCCAAGTTGATCGCAAATGCCGCCGCGTCGTCACCCACTGCATACAAAGACCCACCGTAGACAAATCCAGCGACCGCTTCGCGAGATCTGTTCGGACGATTGACACCTGACCAAGATCGAGCACTGACATCCCATTCGGAATTGACTGCTGTGCCGGGATGGCTATATGCGACGTAAAGGTCCTTCTGGTCGATCAGTCCCGTCGAGGCGGTTCCCTCTGTTTTGACGGGTGTGACTTTCCATGTCCCTGCCTCTGTTGTGTTGTCGAGCAGGTAAACCGTACAGAGTGTATTAGCCACATTGAAGGTGGCAATGAAAGCACTCGTGGCAGTTTGAAGTGTGAAGCCGGAAGAGCTTGGCTCATTCCAGATGACGAAGATTGGACCACCGACTTTCAGAAGGCGAGCGTCAGGAAGACGGACTGCCGTGAACGAGTTCGTTCCGAATCTGTAGACGATGGGACCTGGCCACAGATCGAATGGGCCATCGCCTGAAAGATAGACAGCACCACGATAATGTCCAACAGCACTTGTCATGTCGCCAGCCACTCCTTCGCCCCGCCACTGTCAAGTGACAGGTAAAGGGTCGCTGAGGCTGAAGCTCCAACAACCACGACATTGGTCGACAAGTGGTTCTGGACTGTGACGTTGGCAGTGCCGTCATTCACGATGAAGAAGATCGGACCTCCCGGCGGAATGTTCGCGTAGTCGGGGAGAGTGCAAACCATCGCCGAGGTAGGAGCGAATCGATGGATCAATCCTTGGGCGGTAGTGATTGACACCGCGTCATTGACAGCCCCGTGATCAGTGCCACCTCCGTTGTACTGCTCTTCGTCGATCGCCCTCTCATCAAGGAGTTCCACAATTGGAATGTCAGGAATCGCCGCGGCATTGAACCCATCAATCTGGATCGACAAATTGAAATCGACTTCCTTGCCGAATCGTGCGGGGACATCGAAGGCACATCCCGCTTTGACTTGAACACCAGCTCCGGGTGCAGTCGAAAAGGTGATCTGACCAGTGGTGGTGTTTACGGTCCACCCGCTCGACTGGGAAACGTCATCGAGTGAAACCAGAACATTGTAGGCGACACCATCGACAGTCTCGCCGTGGATGGGCTTTTCGATAATCCGGTTTCGATCGATTCCAGCATTCGAATAAATCTTCTTGAGCTGGAAGACGGTAGTTGCCCCATCGCCAGCTCCGAGAAGAACGTCGGTATCACTCGGAGCGTCTCGATGATTTGCTGCCGTAGTGTAGTCAAGCCAGTCTTTGTAGCGAAAGCCGTTCAAGACACCATCGCGAGCAATGTAGAACTCATATGCTACGCCAAGGTCGTCTTGGTCACGAATTCCATAGACGGCATTGAACCGACGTTTCGGCTTCGACATCCGACCGATCCGAGTTTCCTGGCCACTACGCAACTCGATCACGTTGGTGTTGAAGCCAGGGCCCCCCTTCGATCCGTATGAGATGTCGGTTGGAAACCGTGCTGTCTCATGAAAGGCCACGACGAATGTCTCCAATGATCTGACGTTCGGACTGGCGGAACGAGTCAGCGTCCCGCGCATTGACTGTCATGTTGACGATCACGGTCTTCCCACCCGCTCCACCACCCGTGACCTCGACTCCGAGTCGGCCACCTTGCCCTCTCTTCAACGGCAGAATAGCTTCGGGAGCGACCTCTGCGATAGTGCCGACTTGGCCGTTGTTCAACGGGAACGCACTCGGCGTCGAGACGACTCCGCCATTCTGGAATGGAACAACGTTACCCCCAGAAAAAACATTGCCCCTTGCCGAACCGATCAGTCCCAAGAACCCAGGGAGACTTGAGAACAGGTCACGGATAGGCGCTTTCACGAACGCATCGAAGAGGATCTGGTTGATCTCGGTCAAGAGGTTGCGGAGGACGTCTTGGACTGACTCAAATCCAAAGACGATGTCTTCGAAGGTGTTGGCGACACTCTCACCCACCTGATCGAAGACGTCTTTGATCTTCTGTTCTTCGGCAGTCAGTTCTTGAGTCTCGGTCTTGAGCCTGTTGGTCTTGTCACCAGCATCGTCAAGAGCCTTGTTGAGTCCCTCCAATCCAGTGATACCGCCCTTGACCGTAACAGTGAGATCTCCGACCTCACCTTCCAGATCCATGACCCCCTGACCGGTTGCTTCCGTGGCAGCCTTGGTTCTGTCGAGTGCGCGAGTGAAGATGTCCTGAAGCGCACTTTCAAGGTCTACTGCCTCTTCCAGTTCTGCAAACAGTTCTGGACCAAGAGCGATCTTGAGAGCGGTACGGGTCGTCTCCGCAATCTTCTCACCAACTTCAACCGCACGACCAAGGAAGTTTCGATTCAGTGACGCTTCGAAGTCATCTCCAACATCGTTGAGTAGGGTATTGAAGTTGCTGGCTGAGTCACCACCCAGAACCCCGAATGCGGCTCTTTGCCTCGCAAGAATCCTTCGACTTGAATCGATGGGTGAGGTGATTTCGAATTCACTGAACGCCTTGATCAGCTCGACGAGAGCGCCGAAGGTATCTCGGATCTGACGACCGATGAACTGGAAGATCCTGACGACAAGCCGACCCATAAACTCGAATGTGCCGATGATCTTGTTGACCACTTCAACAGCTACGGCAACCATTCCACTCAGGATCAACTCCCAGTTGTTGGCTATGGTGCTGAAGACGCCACCGAATTGGTTATCAAGAACGACGAGAATCTGCCTCACACCTTCAAGAAAGATCTCGAAGATCCGACGGATAGCTTTGAAGACTACGGCACCTCGTTCTTGGATGACCTCGAATGTCGCTCCGACAAGAGACCCGACCCGGATGCTCTCGCCTTGAATCTCGATCATCGAGTTCCGGAACTTGATCAACACTCCAACCGCTGACGCAATTGCCACTGCGATAAGACCAATCGGATTGGACGCGAGCGCAATCGTGAACGCTTTCAATGCAGCGGTGGCAGAGATGAAGAAGCCGGCGAGCTTGAACGAGAGAAGAACACCGATGGCACCGGCAAAGGCGAGGACGTTGTCAGCCGTGCGACGGGCGGCTTCCGCTGACCCGTTCAACTGATCGTCCATCCCGATCAACACCCGGACTACATCCGTAGCGCGATCGACAAGCCCTCTCAAAGCTCGACCAAGACCACGCTCCCCGAGCTGGAGGAACCCCTCTTCGACTGCCGAGTTCAGGCTACGGAATGCTCCCGCCAAATTGTCGCTCATGATCTGAGCGGTTCTCTGCGCGGTGCCACCGGCTTCTTCGTTGGCTTTTGATAGATCTCTGAGCTTGTCCGTTGCGGCTTGGATGATTGTTGACGCTGCCGCATTGCGTCGACCAAAGACATCGATCGACCCAGCCGCATCGAGAGAGTTCCGAGAGAACTCTTCGAAGATAGGGGCGAGGCCCTCTTGGAAAATCGTCTTGGCGTCATCAAGCGTGACACCAATTTCTTTCAATGCCGCGTTTGCTTTGTCAGTGGGACCCAGGAGCGCGGCGATGACTCCTCGCAAGTTAGTTCCCGCAAGACTCGCCTGGACACCGGCATCACCAAGGACACCAATGACCGCGGCTGTCTCTTCGAGAGATAATCCGGCAGCATTCGCGACCGGACCTGCGAGCTTGAACGCTTCCGCAAGCTGGCGGATATCTGTGTTTGCCGAGTTCGCGGTATTGACCAAAACATCGACGATCCGCTCTGTCTCACTGGCATCGAGTCTGAATTGGCCGAGGATGTTCGATGCAGTGTCAGCAGCAAAGCCAAGTTCCACTGCGCCCGCCGCTGCAAGATCGAGTGTCGCAGGGATCGCAGCAATCGCCGCGTCAGCGCTAAAGCCCGCACGCGCAAGAAAGACGAGACCCTCCGCGGCTTCCGTCGCGGAGAATCTCGTGGTAGCACCGAGACCGCGGGCTGTACTCTCAAGTTTGCCGAGTGTCTCTACGCTGGCGCCTGAGACGGCCAACAGCGTGGACATGGTCTCCTCGAAGTTGGCAATCGTTGAGATCGCCCCACGAATCCCGATACCTGCTCCGATACTCGCGAACGTGGTTGCGATCAGTGCTCCGACTCTCCCGGCTGTGACGCCGAGTCGATCCATTCGATTGTCAAGGCGATCGATATTTCCCGTGGCCCTCCGGGAGCTATCTGAGACCCGCTTCGCCGAGCGGTCGAACTCGTTTGCTCCTCTTCGGGCTCGACGAGAGTCGATACCAAGTCTTAGAGTCGGCATACTTACTTAGTCCGCGTCTTCGCCTTGATTTCCTTCTGGGCCTTCTTCATCCAGACATCATCAAGGACGGTGATCATCTTCCAATACCAGCGTCGTTCTTCGGGGTCATCGATTTCATACATGTCGAGCCAGGCCACAACTTCCAAGATCGAAATCCGGTTGGGCGCGTAGCCAACCCGTCGTTGCATGTTGAGGTTGTTGAAGGCGAGCCAGACCGGTTGAAGGTCTTCGAAAAGTGTCGGCTTCTTGTCCAACGCTTCGACTGGCTCACCTCTCGCTTGTCTCCTTTCAAGTGTCGCCAGGTGGGGCGCCCAATCAAGCTCCCACTGGAGGCACTCTCTCAGTTTCCCTCGGACTCGTCGTCGAACTCCTGACGGAACAGTTCACCCGCGTTCGCGGCTTCGACGACGAATTCGAAGATCGGGCGAAGCTCTTCGTCATTGAAGATCTCCAGGCAGGCATCCGGACTGTATTCGAGGTCGCTGCCGTCTTCGTTCTCGATGTTCTTCCAGCCGAGTACCAGGTACTTGGACGCGGCGTTCTTGAACAAGCTGGTCTGAAGACCGTGGGCGGCAGTGCCGTTTCGAATCATCCGAAGATGTGGCTTGGTGATCTTCCGAAGGTAGTCTTGGAACCTCTTGCTGTTCACGTTCGCGATGAGGAATTCGATACCATCCTCGAACGGAACCCAGACTCCCTCGACTTCCTTCCCGGTATCCTGTCTGAATTTCTTCAGCTTCGCCATGTGTGCTACTCCTTGGTTCTTGGATCAGGCGTCGAACTGGACGACGCGCAACGTGTAGTCGTAGGTCGGGTCACGGAAGGCCGTGTACTCCAACGCCGCGATGATGTCCGTGTTGATTCCTCCGGCGGTCTGCTGGCCGTCGGTGAATCTGACGCGGGGCATGTGGAAGATGGTCGCGTTGCCGCTGCCGTCCTCCGTGACCAGGGCGATGGACGTGTTGCTGAAGTTGCGATAGCGGTCCATCACCGCCTTGGAAGCGAAGTAGGCTTCGAGCGACCCGGTGACGTTGACCGATCCCGTTCCGATCGAGATCGCGCCCAGGGTCCCGATCTTCGAGCGAGCGCGAAGGTTATTCGCGAGCGCAAGAGAGAAGCTGGTCACGTCGAGTCCGGTCGCGCCGTTCTCGAAGATTCCCTGGACGTGGTCGATGGCGTTGAGGATGTCGTTGGTCGGGGCAGCGGTGTTGGTCCCCGTTCCCGAAGTCGAGGAAGCCCCGACCTCGCTCTTGCCGAGGAAACCGAAGCTGCCGGTGATGATCGCTTCGACCGCGACCTGGAGCGAGAGGGTGTCGGGCATCATGCCGCCGAGCGTGACGAACTCGGACGACAGATCGCCGAATTCCTTCTCGATGTGGAAGGTTCGAGCCGTCGTGCCGTTGGTCATGATCTGACCGACCTTGATCGTGATCGAGTCGCCCGCGGCCTCGGTGACGAGAGTTCCGTGAGAGACGGTGATCTTGGTGTTAGTCACGGCGGTGACGAAGAAGTACCCGTTGTTGGCCGCTTCGGTGAACCCACGAACTTCGATCCAGTCGCCGACGGCCGGGTTCGTCGCCCACGCCGTGGTGTGGTTGAACGAGTTGTCCGTATCGCTGGCGGAGATCGCGGTGTCAGCGGAGTCGACGGTGACTTCCGAAGTCTTGTCGGCCGAGAGAAGAGCCGCCTCGATGAACTCCTCGTAGGCCTTGTACGAGAGTTCGAGCGACAGGTCGCCCGCGGCGCGGAGATTGGTTCGGATCACGTCGGGAACCTGGCGGTCCGATCGAATCTCACTCGATGACGTAGTCTCGGTTTCTTGCTTCAAGCTCTCCGAGACGAAACGAAGGTCCTTGAGCGCGGTCCCGGGGCTGACGCCGAACGACGATTCCTCGACGAAAGCCAGGCCCATACGATTGGCATCAGCCTGTGACATTCTGGGTCACTCCTTTAACTACTGACCATGAACGGGACCGTCGTGGAAATCTGCCACCAAGGTCCAATCCTACCGACATTCCGAACGGTAGGAGCCCGAAAGGTCACACCCTTTACAGTGACCAGTCGGAATGCGTCTTTGACTTTATCAGCGGCTTGCAAGCCGTCACGCTCTCCGGTTTCGACCGGGACGAAGATCGTCCCCACCAACATCCCTATGGTTCTGTGCTTGAGATTAGCTCCGAGTTCGCTTACTTCGCGATCACCAAACCTCACGATGCACTGTGACCAGAGACCGCCTTCGGGGATCTCGAATGGGGCATTGTCAAATTGGGTATCGATCGATTCACCAACTGTGATCTGGCTTTCATACCTCTCTCGAATGTGGTTCGCGATCTGTTCGAACCCTGTCGAGTCTCCAGAGACACCGGCGATCTTGGCTTGGGTAACTGTATTCTGGAACGGCACACTCACATTGACCACGTAGTCACTGTCGCCACGTCGAGACCCATCTATCCTCGACTGCCTGAAAGTCAACTCGGTATTGAGAGTCACGTTGTCAAATGCAGCGGATACCGCATCTGCCACAGCGTGGGCCTGGCTATCACCGACCTCGAGTGGGATATGGATCTCTGCTCGAATACTGCCAAAGGTACGGAAGGTGTCGCTCTTGTTTGTTGCTACATGGAGGGCGTTGTCAGTAATCACCATCATCCGAACCCACCTTGCACCCTCGGGCTTGTCGAATGGCGCATTGTCATAGTGGGTTGGCACGGGCACTGCTGTTTCGACCTGTGTGCTCCACCTCGATCGGATCAGCGCGTGCATTGCATCCATGCTACCAGGCAAAGCACCGCTCCCGAGTCTGGCGATGAACGTGACCGTCCCCGCTGCAAGAGAAAAGAGAGTGCCTCGCGCTCGCATCGTTCCGCTTGCGCTCGACGTGCCCGACACGATGCCGACACGAGGTCCGAAGATGGCGTCGCCCACCAGAGTTGCAGCGCTCGACGCGACGGCGTTTGAAAGCGCCTCTGAGCGTCCCGCTCCCCGACCCGTCACAGATGTCGATGACGTCCCAGAAACGACAACAGCGAACGACAGGGACGCCCGTAGAGAACCTGAGACGATCGCACGAGGGGGAGTGAACGAAAAGACGCTGACGACGAGAGATCCCGACCCCCTGAGGGTAGAGGTCGACAGAGAGGCCCCGGCTGACGTTCCTTCCACGCGACCACTGCCACGGGAAACCCCGGTTGATGATGATATACCTGCCGAGCTTGCCACCATCATGCCGAATTGAAGGAGCTTTCTTGGCCCCCATCGATGAGCCCTCTGCCGATTGTTCCTCATTCCTCAAAGCTCATGTGCCCCGTCACGTTGACCGCGTTTGCGGACTCACAACGAATGGCGAGCCTGCCTCCACCCGGGATGATGATCTCCTCATCGAAACCGAAAGTCCGCTCATACCCGTCTTGGGGATGAATGTTGTACCGCCTGAGAACGTCGGTCACCGTGGGTTCTGATGTCGCGTTCTTCTGGGCAGTAGTTTGAAGGGCCTCCGCCAGACTACTGTCGTCCTTGACGGGAGTAGCGCTCGTCATCGTACCAGCGGTAGACTGGCGGAGGATCTCTACGTTGACGGGCTCCAGGCCCGCACTCGTCGCGTCGAAGCTCACCGAAAAGCCAAGCAAGGCCACACGATGATTCGAGGGGGCAACGATCTGGAGAATGGTCTTGGCAGTCGACCCAGCAAGAGCGACCTCGCCCTCCGTCGTGACTGTTCCTCGAAGTCGAGCCATTACCTTCTTCTCCTACTATCTCTTCCTGGCCCAGTCACTCTCATACGACCAAGCCTTGTGCCTTTGAATGGTTCGTGAGCGTACCGGCCTCTGATGGTAAAGTGGACATCATCCGGCCAGTCGATTCTCTCTGCGACGTTCGGGGATGAGGCCGTGGGATGGAACACTGTTGCCGATTCGAGAAAAGGGTTACCCGTCTTTGACTCGGTACTCGTTCTGTGGAGGGGTTGAACGCGGATTGCCTTCGCGTCGTTGTTGAGAAACTGGTTGTACCTCTCCATCAAGAAGATGTTCGAGTGACCTAACCCTCCCCCGTCATCGATCCCATATTCGGCATTCCTTGAAAACGTGCAACGGTTGAATGAGTGGACACCATCGGAATCGCCCTGAAGCTCAACACCATTTTGACTGTTGCTGTCAAACAGGCAGTGGTCAGCATGGATAGCCCACGACCGGGCGAACAAACCATTCTCTGTGTTGTTTTCTGCCAAGCACTCGGTAAGAAAGACGAAGGTGTGGCTGGGTGAATCTCCAGAGAAAAGAAACCCTGAGAGACCACTTCTCGATGCACGGCAACGAATGAACTTCAGGTAGTTAGCTACCGAGCCTGCTGTCATCTGGAAGCCTGCTCCCGATGACTGATCAGCCCAGCACTCGATGAACACCATCTGTGACTCATTCGAGACTTGCAGGTTGAAGCTCGACACATTGATGGCAGAACACTGCTCCATCACGCACCGTTGACAATGCCTGACAAAGTATCCGTTAGGGCTCGACGTCCTTTCGACCTTGCAGTTGTCAAAGACCGAGTCCTCGAATTTCGAGAACATACCAGAGGTGCCAGAGCTTGGAGTTTCGCCATTGAGGTTTCGAAACTCCCATCTCTCTGCACTTGAAGACTCGAAAATATCAGTGGCCGTAGTCATCTGCACCACACTGACCCGAGTCCCGTCGATCAGACACCGACTTGTTCCGCCAGACACAGACTTGGGCCCATCAGCCACAGTCCCGCTACCAATACATGAGATTGGCGATGAGATGGAATAGGTTCCATCATTCCCGATTACAAGGTCATCTCCTGCACCCAACGAGCTAACGCCAGCTTGGATCGTGAGCTTGGGCCCGCTTGAAGAGGTCACCGAGGTTGAATTCGAACCCGCGCTCTTAACCAGCTCAATGGCATCGTTACTGACTTTAGAAGCAATCTCGTACAGACCCACGTTGATAGACGATCCACCAGTAAGGTAAATCACATCGCCTTCTTCATGGGTGTATGAAGCAAAAGCCCCGGGCAATTGGACTTGTTTGCTGAGGTCGACATAGGCGGCACCAGACAAGCCGAAGCCGAACGGATCGAGCCCATCGTTTGAATCCGATGGTGACCCGATCAAAGGCGACGACTTGACGAAGTACCTGGTCACTTAGTCCTCGGTTACGTTGAGATCACCGGCATTGAATCGGGGAGTGATGTTCTGACCGACGACGAGTCCGCCAGACGGTGATGTTATCGCACCCTTGTACAGGAGCTTCCCGGTCCCGCTTGCGCTCGTACCGATTCCGAAGTGCGTAATGGTGACTGACCCGGCGTCGGTCTTCTCTCCAAATGTGATGGTGTTATCGTTGTCGACTGTGCCCGACGCAACGGTCCAATTGCTTCCAGACCGTCCAACGGCCACTCGTGCGTAGCCGGTGTATGATGTCTCATTGGTGGTCTGATCTCCAGCTTCGCCTGGGTCAGCCGTGTGGAGAGAGATGTAGAGGTTACCAGCGGCGGCACTGCCCTGGATACCAGCCGCATCACCGACATTCGCCATGTCGACATTGGTGAAGATCAGTGCGAGGAGTTCGTCTTCGAAGGTATTAGTCTTCGACATCGAGTCTTCCTCCGCTCATAATGGCTACCATGCCCTCGGCAACGAATGCTTGCCACTCGTTTGTTCCTGACACAAGACCTCGTGCCTTTGCTGCAACGATAGCCTCTCGACGCGCTCGACGCTTCCGATCGACCATGGGATCGGGCTCGACGTGAGGTTTCTTGTCTCGATAGCCCTGATCTTTCCAGGTTTCGACTTCGCCTTCGGGAACGAAGACCTCGTTACCCCAGCGATCCCAGAGGCTTTTCATCATCGCCCCTCCTTGTTCTTGTCCATGGCGTTGATGCCACCGAGAACAGTCCTCACCCCGACGACTGAAACCAGGATCTCCTTTGCACCCTCGACTCCGAGAATCCAGCCGATACCAGCAATGATCGCGGCGACGAATGGAATCCAGTTCTGAGCTTGGAGATAGATGGGTACTTTCTTCTCGGATCTCTCGGAGACGATCGCGCAAATACCTTCAACGGCATTTGTCTCGATGCACCGAACAGGAAAGAAGATCACAAAGACCGGAAATGTTTTGCCATCTGGTCCCAGGGCCACCACTCGGCTTCGCGGATCAGACATGTTTCGGACTGCTGGTGTTCGATAGACGGACTCGACGTTTGCTCGATGCTTGTCCCTGAGACCTTCCGGAACGAGGTCGTGGATAGACTTCTGACCGAAGTCTTCCCCCGTTACACCGAACAGCCTCATAAACTGCCCGTTGCAATCCACGATCTCATGTTCGAGGTTGATGACGACCATTGGGTCTTGAACCTCACTCATGCGGAAGCTAATCTCCCGCCTTTGATCACTCAAAGCCCTCTCCTTCTTCACTACAGGCCGTTGCAATACCAGTGCGCTGTGTTCGTTCATGGTCCAAATATCGCCTGTAGCTCGGCAATGGTCTCTGACACCATTCCCGCCGGGGCTTGGACTGAGAACCCTCCCTGGACGAGCACTCTGCCGAATCGATCCTCTCTCTTATCGGCACTCGGCCCTGGGTCGCTGGGTTGGAACAGTCCTTCTTCCAGTACCAAAATGTGGGGGACGTTGTTGGTAAGAAAGAATGCAGAGAATGGCACGATGGCTTCGACCGTAGCCGCAGCCTTCGTAATAGTGCTTCCACCCGTTTTGTCTGGGGTGTCTACTGTTCCTGAAGCTGGGGAACCGATGGTAGCTTGCCAATTCCCGCGAGTCCGTCCAGTGTCAACGGGTGTCTTGAGGATTACCCGTCGCAGAGCATCGAGGGCGAGCCGCTTGTGAAAGAGAACCAGTTCTGGCTCTGTGAAGTCTTTCGTAACCCGGCTAAGCTCTCTCTGGAACTCACGAGCATTTGATGGCATTTACCTACCGCCTCAGTTGAAGCTCGTAGGCCGCTACCTGTTCCCCGGAATAGATTCGCTTGATGGAGACGATGTGCCATTTCTCACTGTCGAACTCGACCCGTTGCCCCTCGTCGGGAGTGATGGTCAAGCCCTGCGCTGCAATGATAGTCTGGACGTCGCCCTCTTTGACCAGATCGCCTGTGATGTACTTGCGTGCGTACGGAGCAGGAGGTGAGCCCTTGACGACGACCGAGCTTTCGGAGACGGTGACACTTCCCGTGGTGGCATCATAGGACTCGCTTCCCTTCACGATGAAGGTCAGGTCCTTGCCGAAGGTGGAGAGAAGGTCTTTCGCTACCGGTCTTAGTGCGTCGTCAAGGGTCGTCATCTCAGCTTCGTTCCAACACGTCAGTATCCACGATCAGGTTTCGGATCTTGCCGACGATCGCCGTACGGAACGTCTCGTTCTGAGCACCGCCCAGGTATTCGGTATCTTGCGTCAGCGGGCCGACTGTGTTTCGCTGTCTCTTGATCGTCCCCACGGGAGCGGTAAGATCAGCGGTGAGGTCGGTACTGGCCGAATCAAGGGCGGCTTCAGCAAGGGCATCTTGGAGGTCTTGCGGGATCTCGTTCGAATCGATCACGAACCCGTCTTGATCCTCGGCATTTGCCCGTGGCCAGGAGAGGGCTTGTGTCTTCACGGTACGCTGACCGATCCAACGCCCTTTCCAACTCACTTCGAGAAACTTGGTGCCGTCACGCAAGGCTTGTTCCTTGTCAGTGACCGCATCCCAAGCTGTCTTTGTTCCGTTGTTCTCATGGTACTGGTCGGCATCGGCCACACTCATGTAAGAGTTGGCGTCTGCTTTCCCAGTACCATCTTCAACGACGAACGTAGCAGCCATAGCGAAACTCCGAAGAGAAGGTCAGCGACCTACTTGTCTTGGCCTTGCTTCTCCGCGGCGGTCCGACCTCCGGCCTTCGGCTTGGGCTTGGCCTTCGTGACCTCCTGCTCACGGAATTCGGCCGTTCCGATAGCGACCATTTCGCGAGCGTCGATCGGGGAGACGCGACGGTACTCTTTGGCCTCGAGGTCGTAGACCTTGACCGTCCCCTTGTCGTCGAGCATACTCGCGTTGGGCGCTTGGACCTTGGCCGGTGCTCTCTTCTCTTCGGACATGATCAGGCTCCGGGCTGTTGCTTGGCGATGAACGCCGAGTAGGTGATGGACGGGGTGGTCCCGGCGACGACCGTGTAGAGACGGGCGTAGCGGAACACGGTGTCGACCCCGTTGAGCCGGGCCTCGTTGCGGAAGCCCAGCAAGTAACGGCCCACCACGCTGTCGCGGTTCGAGTCCGAGCGCATGACCTCGGCGGCGCCGAGCGTCAGGCTGGCGAGGTCGATGATGTTCGTGTCGGTCCCGAAGTCGCTGTCCGGCGAGAGCTGGACCACGATGTCGTAGATTTCGTTGTTGCTGGCGATGTCGAGGGCCGAGACGTCGATGACCACGTCTCCATGGACCGCTCCGTCCCCGAGATCGAGGATCGTCGCGACCGCCGCCGAGGAAGTGACCGCACCGCTCGTCTTGAGTTCGAGCAGGCTGTCGAAGGTCTTGTTGGTGAGGCTCATTTTGTCTCCTTTCGTTAGGCGACCGCGGCCGCGTTCTTGATGCCCCGGAGACGAGCCGCCGCGCGCGGGTGTTCGAGGAGGAGCGAGTTGTACCACTCCACCCGGGTCCGCATGACCGGCTTGGCGTCCTGCTCGCCGAGATCTTCGACGTCCATGTCGCCGTTCTGGATTCCGGAGAGCATGCCCTCGCCGATCGACAGGCAGTAGATCGACGTTCCGACGTTCGAGCCGCCGCCCGGGTTGGCCTCGTTGAAGCCGAGGGTGGCGTTGACGTCACCGTTGCCGTCGGCGATGAGGATCGGCAGATCGTTGTAGACGGTGACCTGTCGACCGAACTCGTCCTTCATGAACGAGACGTGGCCGCCGACGTTCTGGTTGCGCGAGGCCGTGGTCAGGATGCGGCGCATGGCCTTGGTCATGAGGAGGTAGTTCGGCTCGTCGACCGCGTCGATCAACTCGTCGAGCTTCTCCAGGGAGAGGGCGTCACCGCCCGAGGCGCTGCCGGCGTCGATGAGCTGATCGCCCGTGAGGCGCTTCTGGAGACCGTCGAACTCCTTGACGTTGGTCTCCGAGTCGCCCTTGACGAAGCGGTGGCTGTACTCGTGCGCCATGGCCTTGATCTTCATCGCCTCGTGCGTGGCGCGGATGTCCTCGCCGTGGAAGCGGATCAGGGCCTTGTCGACGTCGAGATCACCACCGAGGATGACCAGTTGCTCGACGAGCGGGTTCAGGACGCCCGCGCCCTCGGTGTAGGCTTCGTTGATGCCGCGGAAGGCGACGCCCGGGAGCGTTTGCTCCTGACTGTACTTGTAGGCTCCGCCGCTGATGTTGGTGTACATCATGACGCGGAGCAGGTCGGTCGAGCGAGCGAAGGTCTGGACGACGGCCTGGCGAATCGTGTCGCCCGTCATCTTCTTCGCCGCTTCGAGCAGGGTCACTGCCATGGTTCTTCCTTTCGAAACGTTGGTTCACTTACACTGAGGCTTGCAAGTGCTTCACCGACGTCCCGTCTCGGAAGCTGGCATCCCGCCGAATGCTCGCGCTCTCGTTCTACTCTTCGGCAGCGGCCGCCGCTCGGCGAGCTGCCCGGAGGTTCTCGACAGGGTTGATCACACCACCCTCTTCGGTGGTCGTCCGGCCCCCGCCTGCGCCGGTCTCTCGTTCTTTGGTCGAGGTCTTGCCGCCCGGTCCCGAAGAGCCAGACCCGCCGAACCCACCCCTGAAGCGTTCGTCTTCTTTCAGCACCTTGGAAACGAACTCGCTCACACCCATGGGATCGGTTTTGCCGGTCTCGCGAGTGATACGGTTCGTCTTGAGATCATCGTCAAGAACCCTGACGACGAATTCGCCTTCGTTCTCTTCGAGCTTCGTGAACTTCTTGACGATGGGCAGTAGGAGATCGACGCTCCCCTTGGCATCGGCGATGGCCGTGGTCGCTGCACTGTCGACGAGTGCTCGGCGCAGAGCTTTGGTGAGAACACCCTCTCTGTCGTCCTTTGCCTTCATCTCGCTGGCGTGCTTCTCGATCAACTTCTTCTTCTCGGCCTCGACGAGTTGCTTGGTCTTTTCGTCTTTGTCCCAGCCATCCATCTCGGCGACCTTCGACATCGCATCCCGCGCTGTGTCTGGGTCGATGTCCTTGAACACCTCGACTTTCTTCTCGGCCTTATCCTTGGCATCCCGCTCCTTGGCCAAGGCCGACTTCAACCCGGTCACATTCTCGAGTGCGAAGCCGTCGACATCGGTCACGTCGAGGATGTACCCCTTGGCGTCCTTGCCGTCTCGCTTCTTGTACTCGGCTTTGATCGGGTCTGCGAGTTCGTTGAAGGCTTGTTCCGAAATGATTGCTGCCAGTGCCATATGCTACTCTCTTTCTCGTTGCATCCCGCGCAGAGACGGACGTCCCGTCCAACGAGAAGAATCTATGAGACGGGCCCCGAACCTTAGGGAGCTTTTTTAAGCGGCACTGAGTTGTTCTTCCAGCTTGAGAAGCTGGGTCAATGATAGGGGCCTGTTCTGAGAGTCTGTGAATCTCTGTATGGGGACCACTCCTCTCCTGAAGAGATCAGCTTTCCCCGGCCCGAGTGCCATATCTTGGAATTGCTTCGACTGAGTCTTCAACCACGGACCATACGTGACGCGCTCCGGAACCTGCCCATTGAGCGATGCCCGGGTGCCTTCAGGCGCTTCACGGAGATTGATACCAAGCTCTCTCCAGCTCTTGAGAACCGGGATGATGTCGGATCGACATTGGTGATGCATCGGCGGGCGTGGACCCTCTCGAAGTCCAAACACTTCACCATCAAGGGATGCGCAGATGTCAGAGGTACGAGAGTCCAGAACACATACAAACTGGACACCCTTGGTGACGTCTTCGTTGCCAGCAAAAGTTGCCTCTCTTGTAGCCGTTGAGGTGTGCTTGACTGAGGTGCGAACGACTGCCTCTACCTGTCGTCTGAGAAGATGTTCGACTCCATTTTGCCCTCGTATACGCCTGACAATCTGACTCGTGGTCTCGCCCTGGACAAGACCAATGTCAATCTGTGCCCTTACTGCTTTCTTGCCTGCTGTCTTGACACCTCTCAGTGCACCTCGCATGTCCACGCCCACGTCACCCATGATCTTTTTGGTGACGACATTTCGAAGAGTGGACAAGCCTGGTGAGTTGAACTGGAAAGCAATAGGAAGGGCATCATCGATCATGCCGAGAGCGAACTTCGCCTCTGCATTTGAAAAGTCGATCATCGACGACAGCAGGTCTTTGCCCATCACGTCGTAACCCGACCCGAGGAGGGCATTGACCGCTTGGATCATCTCCTGGTATCGCTTCGTACTGAAAGGCCCCCGATCGAACCCCCTCGAAGAGATTCGATCGAGGCGCCTTGTCATCAGTCCGACGAGGTCGGGGATGATGGATTCTTCGAGGACCTTGACGATCCTCTTGACCTCTCCTGCACTGAACCGCTGCACTAACACCGCGTGGCGAATCGTCGCGTCACGGAGCAATTCGTTCGCGGTCAGATTGAGTGCAGTGGACGGCACAGAATCAGCCCTCGATCAGAGAGTCGCCGCCGGAGTCTTCGTTCCGCTCGCCGAACTCGTTGTCGTCGATCAGCTCGTCTCGCGGCTTGTCGTCGTCGGGGTGTGTCAGTTCTTCTTCGGGATCGTACATGGAGTTTCCTTTCGTTGGGATCAGATCTGGAACAGCGCCGAGTAGAGCGGGAACTTGAGGGCCTTGGGCCAACCCCCGGAACCCTGCGGCGCGAACTCGTAGCCGATCTCGACCGGCTGACGCGGGACGCCCTGGGCGACGTCACCCCAGTTCGAACCCGAGAAGGTGTAGACGAAGTCTTCGGTGAGACGGAGCATCTCCTTCCAGGTCTTGCCGTCGAAATCGCCTCCGACGATCTTCTCGTCGCCGTGGTAGTTCGCCATGATGCGAAGCGACGGGATGGAGAAGGCGGTCAAGACGATGTTGCCGGCGGGCTGGGGCGGATCGATGCGGTAGCGCATCGCGGGCTTCCCGCTGATCGAGTAGATGCCCCTGCGGAAGACGGAGCGGATGACCTCGAAGACCTCGTCGAGACGAGTCGTGTACCCGATGGCGCGCATGGCGCCTTCGAGAGCGTCGGTGAGTTGGAGGTTCATCCACGGAGACGCGGGATAGGCTCCGTTGCTGTGGTTGCGCCAGATCTTGCGAGTCGGGTCGACGAAGCCGAGGTAAGTGTTGACCGTCTCCTCGATCCGATCGCGGATGGCGCCGTCTCTGGTGAGCATCCACGCCATGGTGATGTTGCGGGCGTGGTTCGCTCCGATACGCGCGCCCCAGGCTCCAGCGTACGGGGGCGAAGTGCGGCGGCAGTAGTCGACCCAGGCGTCGATGAACGGCTGGAAGAAGGGGTGGCGTCCGGTGAGGAGCCACATGAGGATCATGCCGAGCGGCCATTGCTTGGCCCAGCTCTCGCCGAAGTAGTCGCCCGGGAAGGCGATGCCCTTCTCGTACTGCTGGCCGCCGTAGTGCTTCGTGCCGGGGACGTTGTTGCGACCGAGACAGCAATGGAAGATCGCCTGACCGAGGGCGAAATACCAGTCGCGATCGTGGCCGGAGCGGAGCCAGTTGACGATCGGCCAGAGGATGCCGTCGTAATGGCCGTTGTCGAAGCCGTCTCCCCACTTGGGCATCGCCCAGTGCTTGAAGCCCTCTCGTGGCGAACCGCCGATGCGGACGTGCCAGTGATCCTGGAGCCAGCCCTGGTCGCGACCTCCGCCCATGACCCGGACGTCGCCTCCCTTGCGCTCGAAGAGGCCGCAGAGGTGAGCGAGAAGCGGGTGATCGTCGAGGAGCTCCAAGCTGGTGATCGATTCGAGGAAGGTCAGAGCCGCCTTCCGCGAAGAGTCGGTGGGCTCGTGAAAGCCCTGGCCGGTAAAGAAGACCGGCAAGATGTGCCCGCCGGCGAGGACGTGCGAGTTGTAGGACTCGGGGACGTGGGGACTCGGTTCGAGGTGGGTCGGGTTGCTCTTCGCCGACGGAATGACGAAGGTACCGTCCTCGCCGATCGCCGGCTGAGAGCCCCTCCAGGGAATGTGCGGGCCGCCGTAGACGCGAAGGCTCTCGATCGAATTGACCTGACCTCTGCCTCCCTGATGCCAGTGGGGCAAGAGAGACTTGAAAGCCACTCCGTCACCGAATGGGAGATCGTAGCTGCCGATCCCATCCCCGCGATCGACGGGACTCTCGAATGTACCCCCTTCACCCGAGCCGACGGTGATTGCCGTTCCGTCGTTGAGTGTGAGGACTGCCTTGGTTGACAACTTCATTGGTCATCTTCCTCCTGGGTTTCGTCTTCATCCTCCTCTTCCTCACCCGGCTCTGTGACTACTTCCTCCTCCTCTTCGTCTTCTTCTTCGTCCGGACTCGGCAATCGACTCATCATATCGCCAATCTCTTCGGCGATCTTCTCCCGCTCATCTTGTGCGTCAACGCTGTCGGCGAGGAGACCCCGACGCTTCGACTCGGCGATGAGGGTTTCATGGCTGATCTCGGGAGCGACCGGGTTGCGCATCTTGAGCAACTTCTCCAGGTCGTCACCAGATTTCAGACCGATACCGAAGTCATTGAAGACCTCGACACCAAAGTCCTCTGGGTGCTCTTCTCCGATCCAAACTGAGGCAGCCTCGTAGCACTGCTCCATCACCATCGCGCACGCACGCACCCAAGACTTGATAGCGGATTGTTCCTTGGCCGTGTCAATCGCACGAGACGTGGCAGTGACGCTACCCGTCTTTTCGATGAACGGCTGCATGCCAAGGATTACCATCCTTCGTTCGAGTTCGGCAAGATCCTTGAAGCCCGCCTCGATCGATTTGCCGTTGTGCTCAACATGTTGGAGCTTGGCATTCTCGTTCGTCGATCTCCACAACTGGGTCGGTCCGATCGCCATCTCTTTCTCGGCCTCTTGCTTTGAGAGACCGCTCATGAAGAGAATGCCGACACGAGCAAATCGGAGGATGTTCCTCTGGTCCGAGTAGGACTGCCAGTGTGCGAGATTGAGCCAGGCAAGATCTTCGAGGACAGGCTCCGCCGTCATGAAGCCCGTTCGATTGAAGTAGAGGCTCTTGAGCGGGATGCCCGGGAACGTGTGGTCACCCCCTGCCTCTCGGTTCTCGACGAATTCCTCATTCTCGAAGTTGGTGGATCTGTTGGTGCGGTTGTTCTCGGGCAGAGCTTGGTCGTCAGTGGTCTCGCGCTCGAACACACGCACGCGCCCAAGACGCCCTCCTCGACTTACGAAGGCATCCTTATCGATGCGACCTTCCATGAAGTCTTCGAGAACGGTTTCGTCATTGGCTTCGGGAGCAGTGATGACCTTGATTCTCTCGACCAGCTTTTCGCCGAAGTCACCCTCCGCTGCAAGATCGATTTCCTTGACGCGGATGTGCGTCAGAACTCGCTCGCCCGAGCGCATGACGGTTGACCGCCAAGCGGGGAGGTCGATCGGGTCGACCATGGTGAAGTATGGTCTGATGCCCCGATCCAACTCCTCTTGGAGACTTAGCTCTTCTCGAACGGTGGGGAATGACACCAAGACATGACAGACCCCGCGGTGCATTGCCGAATAGAAGACGTCGGCGGCAAATTGCGAGATGTCATTGCCCTGGAGATCGACGTTCTTCGACATCCCACGAAGGCGTTGATCGAGCTGGTCCTCATTCTGAATGGTAACCGGCTCTTGGAATGGCTTCGCCGCGATCTTTCCCAGGGTGTCTTCATACCCATTGAAGAGGATCGAGCGATTCAGACGATTGGACCAGGTAGCTTGCTTTTCGCGAGGCTCACGCGGAAGGTACTCTTGACCGGCCTCTCGCATGGCGACGGTACCACCCAGCAATGTGTCGGGTAGTCTCCAGCGTCTTTCCATGCGGTCGTATGAGACCGAGGTCGAAGCGACGTTGTCTTCCGCCAGGCTTATGGTGTGTTTGCCCCGCGTACTATTCGCGGTTCTTACCATGGCGCTCCTTTAGCTGTGCCCGGTTTGGGCTCTGCCTCTCTCTTACCGGTAATGAGCGCTACTCCCGGCATGCCTCTCATTCACTTCCGGGCATCCGAACGGCTGGAGCTTCTGTCGTGAGTGCAAGAGGCGGCACATGCTCGCTCGCGATGATCACCCAGACTCGACCCGTCTCCAGAAGTTTGATCACTTCTTCGTCACTGAGTTGCCAGCACTCGATGACCACGTCTCGACCGTGAGCATCTTGTCCCTTGAAGGCATTGAGAGTTCGGCACTCTTCTTCGCTCATGCCTTCGGGTGGGCCGAACGTGCAATTCGAACCCTCGAAGTCGACGGGGATCACGACTGACTTTCTCCGCGTTCGCCCATGATCCTGTCGATAGTCTTGTTCACGATGGCATCGATCATGTTGGTCTCGACACCTTCGATCTCCTCCCCGATCTCCTCTTCGTCGTTCAATTCGTCGATCGCTCGAAGAACTGCCGAAGACTCCTTCATGATCATGGCGACTTCGGTACCCGTCGTTCCATCGGGATACTCGACAAAGACCTCCGGGTTGTTGGCCTCGACCTCACGGTCAGCGCTTCGCACCGTCGCTTGGGAGATCACTACTACCCGGGTGTTTCCGAATGACAACTTACGCGGCATTGAACACTCCAATCGGAGAGTAGAGGGCAAGCCAGATCAGGTACGCAAGCACGATGGCGAGAAACACTGATACTACGGCTTTCTCTAACTTACCCATTCAAAGGGGGGAGGGCAACAGAGGGGATCGTTCGACCGGGACTGAGCAAGGTGTCGCCCCAACCGGGTTTCTCGAAGATCGCATGTCGCCTCTCCCATTCGAGTCGATGACTCTTCCTGATCTTTGGGTCAGTCTTTCGTAGCGGAAGAGGTTGGCACTTCACCGGCCGGAACGGTGCGCTCGGTCCCGCTATGGTTAGACTGACCCGTGGTTAGGAACCCCCGTCACCGGCCCCCGGATCGGGTGTCGGGGGAGTCGGAGGTGTCGGAGGCACCGTCGTTGACGTTGTTCGACTGTCGACCGGTGCGACCGTGCCAGCGGCAGCGGAACGAGCGGCACCCCCCACACCGCCGGCGGCTCCGCCTCCGCTCGAAGTCTCTGCTGATACGGTACTCTGATCACCGATCTTGACGAGACCGAATTCCGCCGTGCCGATTTCGACCACCC